TGTAAGAATACTACAAGAATGTAATAAAAATAAATTATCCGCAGCTTCAACAGATCAAGATAAATATGAGATGTATGGAGAACAATTAAAGACATTTAGTGAGCGCAGAGGATGGTTCACAAAAATGAGAATCAAAAAAATTCTTCGTAGAGAGATGAAAAAAGAAGATTATGAAAAGTATTCATTAGCAATATTGAATGCTTTGCTAGAAACAGGAGAAGTTCTCACGGATGATGAAATTATTACTTTAGTGGAGGCAGCAAATGTTTAATATAATGGTCTGGTGTGTTTATGGTCTATTTGTTGGTTCAATAGCAAAAAGTATAGTTCCTGGCGAAGAAAATTTCGGCTTTTGGAAAACCATAGCTTTAGGAGTTGCCGGATCATATTGTGGTGGTATTATTACCTATTTATTAGGAATGACCCCATTACAACCAGCTGGAGTAATTATGGGAGTAGGTGGTGCCGTCGCTTCTTTGATTTTTTACAAAAAGCTTTTAGAAAAATAATTAGGCTCCACTTGACATAAATCCTCTTCTGATCTATTAGAAATACAGAACTGGTGTCATTGTCAACGAATTATAGGACTTAAACTATTATGATTAATTTAGGTAATGTTGGTGATTCTTTAAGTTTTCTTATCAAAGATGATTCAGTTTTTGAACAACTAAAGAATGACTTCCCAGCTATATTAGCAGATCTAACAACCTTTAAAAATAATCCTAACTGCTCATGCAGGGGTAGGGTTTTTAAGTTTGCTGCTGAACAACTAGAGCAAAATCCAAACGTACTAGAAAAGTACGTTACCGATCCACAGGCTCTTCAACAAGAATTAGATAGATTAACAAATGAAAGAATGGCCAATAATTATTCTGGAAAAGTTATAACTATTGAAAAAACCGACGCTGCGTGGACACAGTTTGCAGCTACGCTTGCTACCAAGTCATTTAGAGGATTTAGTGTTTTTGAAAGAGAAAATAGCATAGCTATTTATTTTGTATGATATTACTATCTTTCTTATTAATAAGTTTGGGTGTTTGTTATGCTTGGAGCGATACGGAAGTTAGTGTTCCTATTAGGAATTATATCGCTAAATTTCCGTATCTTAGCAAACCATTGTTGTGTCACGAATGTTCTAGTTTTTGGATAAGTTTAGCTATTTCTTTCTTTTTAAATCCATTATCAGATGTTACCTATCCTATTGTTAGTAATTTTCTTAGTGCATTTTGTGGTTTTTTCATCAATCTATATTTTGTAAGAAAACACATCATTCCATACAGAGACTAAAAAAATCCTTGACAACGGATCAGATCTCTGTTATAGTAGGTAACAACTAAGGAAAAACTATGAGACCATCTTGGACGGATTATTTTTTGGGATTAGCTAAAGTGATTTCGCAAAGAAGTCATGATATTCATACTCAACACGGATGCGTAATAACTGATCAAAATAATAGAATTTTGGGAGTAGGATATAATGGATTTCCACGAGGACTAAAAGATTCTGACCTTCCAACTTCTAGGCCAGAAAAATATTCATGGATGGTTCATAGTGAAAGGAATGCATTATCTAATTGTGTTGTAAGACCAGATGATGGAATAGCATATGTTACTGGTCAATGTTGCAACGACTGCATTATTGCCTTATGGCAAGAAGGAATTAAAACTGTCTATATGATAGATGATCATGGAACTCATTTATTTGATACAAAAGCTCAGGAAAGATTTGATTTATTTGTCTCAATGAGCGGAATAGTTATCAAAAAAATAACACCTGATCTTTCTTGGCTAAAGAATTTATGCGGTGTAATATGAATCTATCGCTAGGATGCTTTTATTTTTCATTGCTCTACTATATAGTAGATTCTCAATATTTTGGCAATAATAATATTTCAACTAATCATTTTGCTATTACTGTTCTACTTGGACTAATAGCTGTTAATAACAGGAGATAACATGTCGGCTCTACAAGAACTACAAAATTATACATTCGTTAGTAAGTATGCTCGTTGGCTTGAAGATAAAAATCGTAGAGAAACATGGAAAGAAGCGGTTGATCGTGTTCGTAATATGATGCATGAAAAGTATGACTCATTCGGAATATCAGAAGATATTGATTGGGCATATGATATGATGTATAAGAAGAAGGTCTTAGGTTCTCAAAGAGCTTTGCAATTCGGTGGAGAACCTATTCTAAAAAGACACGCCAAAATTTATAATTGCACAGCAAGCTATTGCGACAGACTAAGATTTTTCCAAGAATGTTTTTGGTTATTACTTTGTGGTTCTGGAACAGGATTTAGTGTTCAAAAGCACCATGTTGCTAAACTACCAGAACTAGAACATGAAGTAGCAGAGAATACTGGTACAAAATATGTTATCGACGATAGTATCGAAGGATGGTCAGATGCTCTAGGAGTATTACTTAGTTCGTATTTTAGTAAACCTGTAGAAGAATTTAAACAATATAAGAATTGCCACATAGTATTTGATTACTCAAATATTCGCCCAAAAGGTGCTTCTCTTGCTTCGGGCGTAGGCAAAGCTCCTGGTTATGAGCCATTAGCAAATGGTCTAGAAAAAATCAGAGCACTTCTAGATAGATGTATCTCTAATAAACAAAAGAAACTTAAGCCAATCGATGCCTACGATATTGTTATGCATAGTAGTGATGCTGTATTGTCTGGTGGAGTTCGCAGAAGTGCATCATTGGCATTATTTAGTCATAATGATGAAGAAATGGCTAAAGCTAAAACAGGTAATTGGTATATTGATAATCCACAAAGAGCAAGAAGCAACAACTCTGCTCTATTGATTAAAGAGACCACAAAATTCGAGGACTTCCAGAATCTTATGAACTCTGTTAAAGAGTTTGGAGAACCTGGATTTATCTGGAGTGAATCAGACGAAATGATTTTTAATCCATGCGTAGAAATTGGTATGTGGCCGGTCGATGAAAAAACAAAGAAGTCTGGTTGGCAGGGTTGCAATCTTTCAACAATAAATTGCTCATCTGTTTCTGATGAGAATGACTTCTATGAATCATGCCAAGCTGCTGCTATAATTGGAACTCTACAAGCAGGTTTTACCAAACTTGAATATCTTGGAGAAATTAGTCAAAGAATCTTTGAAAGAGAAGCTTTGCTCGGTGTTTCTTTAACGGGAACGATGGAAAAGCATGAGATTGTTCTTTCAGAAAAAGTATTGACCAAGGGAGCAAAAATTGCAGTCGAAACAAATAAGAAGATTGCTAATAAGATTGGAATTAATCAAGCAGCAAGAGTTACCTGTCTAAAGCCAGAAGGAACATCTTCTAGTATGTTGGGTACAAGTTCGGGTATTCACCCACACCACGCTAAACGATACATCCGCCATGTACAAGCCAATGTTTTAGAAGCACCTTATCAGCACTTCAAGAAAGTAAACCCGCAAGCCTGTCAAAAGTCTGTGTGGTCTGCGAACAATACTGATGAGGTTGTTAAGTTTCCAATAGAGGTTCCAGATGGGGCAAAACTTAAAAATCAATTACCAGCAGTTGAAATGTTAAAAGTAGTTAAAGATACTCAAAAGAATTGGGTACAGTCTGGAAAGAATAGATCATTATGCACTCAAGAATATTTGAGTCACAACGTGAGCAATACTGTAACCGTTAAGCCAGACGAGTGGGATGATGTCACAAAATACATCTATGATAATAGAAAATATTTTGCCGGTATTTCACTAATTCCCCAAAGTGGAGATAAAGATTATCCTCAAGCTCCTTTTACTACTGTTTATACAAGTAGAGAAATAGTAAAAGAATACGGGGATGCTGCTCTATGGTGTTCTGGTTTAATTGAACTCGGTTTAAATGCCTTTTCAAATAATCTGTGGGCCGCTTGTGATTATGTCTCTATGAACCAAGCAAAAGAAAATGATAGTGAAGATAAATTATTATTTATGACAAAGATGAAAAACTTTGCTGGTAAATATTTTGATGGAGATCTAAAAAGATTAACTTATTGCATGAAAGATGTATACAATTGGAAAATTTATTGTGATCTTTTCGAGACCTTCAAAAAGGTAGACTACACCCAACTATCTGAAACAGAAGATAATACTGTGGGCATAGAAGAGATAAGTTGTGCTGGTGGGGCATGTTTATTGTGATAGAGTGAACGGTCAATTAGGGACTTGATTTAGATAGAATAACTTAAATAGATATAAGTAGCGGTGTATATTAAGGTGTGTTAACTTACTTTCTCTATAATAGTAAAAGGGCAACCATTGAGAAAAAAAAACACCAAGAAAAGACCTAAGGTTATCGATGCCACTAAAGAACTTCAAGTCCCTGATATTTATAGAAATCGCCTAAAACCAAGAACAGAAAATCAAAAAGAATACATTAGAACAGTTGCTGAAAATGTTATTACTTTTTGCCAAGGTGTTGCCGGTAGTGGTAAAACACATATCGCTGTTGGTATGGCTTTAGAATATTTACTTGACCAAAAGGTTAAAAAGATCATTATCACAAGACCTGTGGTTGAATCTGGAGAAAAAATAGGATATTTACCCGGTACAGCAGAAGAAAAATTACATCCTTATCTTTTGCCATTACTTGATGAAGTTAATCATTTTATTTCTGGGGCACAATTTTCAGGACTTAAAACAAATAATAAGATTGAAATTGTTCCACTAGGATTAATGAGAGGTCGTAATTTTCATAATGCTTTTATTGTAGCAGATGAGTGTCAAAATGCTTCATATGATCAATTGAAAATGTTGCTGACAAGAATAGGCATGAATAGTAAGATGGTTTTAACTGGAGACGTTAGTCAGTCTGACTTGCATAGACACATGCAGGGAGGATTCTATAATATGATACGTTCTCTAGATGATATCGAAGGAATTGGTATTTCTAGATTAGAACATGCAGATATTGTTAGAAATCCAATTATAGGAAAAATTATAACTCGTTTAGACTCTCAAGAGAAAAATGAAAATAGAACATAGTAAATGTTTAGTATTAAATGCAGATTATAGCCCTCTCGGAATTATCAATTGGCAGAGGGCTTTAATTTGGTCTATTAAACATGAAACAGATTCTACTGTCGGTGTTGAGATAATAGACTTTTATAAGAATGATTATATCATGGGTGTTCATGGAAAGAAACATCCTATACCGGCTGTTGTGAAAACTGCTAAGTATTTTCGTTTAAATAATCAACGAGTTAATTTTTCTCGTAAAAATATCTTTATTAGAGATAATAATACATGTCAATATTGTGGTTCCAAAAAAGAGAACAATCAATTAACTTATGATCATGTAATACCAAAATCTATATGGAATAGAAATATTGGTTCTCCCACTCGTTGGACCAATATTGTGACAGCTTGTGTGGACTGCAATAGGCGTAAAGCCAATAGAACACCAAAACAGGCCAATATGGTTATTAAAAATTTACCAGTGGAACCACAAAAAAGCAATAAGTACTTGCCAATCACCCACCATCTGCTTAAAATAAGATCAGATATACCAAGTGAATGGTCCCCCTATCTTCCAGAATCTTACTTATAATTTTATGCCCTGTTATTCTTATTATTGTTCAGACTGCAATGACACCGTTGAGATAGTATGTTCTATTAGAGAATATAAGGAAAATATCAAGTGCCCTCGTTGTAAAACAAATATTTCTAGAGACTATAATGATATGCTTTCTATAAGTTCTACTATTAAAAAATCTGATTCCGAATTAAAAACCGTATCAGATTTAGCAAATAGAAATAGAGATAAATTAAGCGATGACGAGAAGGTTCATCTTCATCAAAAACACAATTCATATAAGGACAAAAAGGATCAAACTGAGCTACCAAAAGGTATGAGCAGAATGAAGAAACAACCCAAGACAAAATGGTATTAAAATAATGGAAGAAGATATTTCACCAGATATTGATAATTTAGTAAAGAATTTTATTGAAAACTATCAGAATGAAACTATTGGTCCTGATAAAAGGTCATACAAAGATCTTGATGAATCAGACGAGAAACTTATAAGCTGTCCACACGAAATTGTCTTTACTATCAATGCTAATGTATTAGCCGAAAACAACAAAGGAGAGCTGGTCAGCAGTAAGGAGATTTGTTCAAAAAAATATCATATTCCTGTACCCATCGACAAGAACTATCATATATTCATGACTGCCTTCTTTCAGTATCTAGAGAACTGTCTACAAACTTCGGCCTCGCAAGCCTATAATCAAGAAGAGGTTAAATAATGGATGATTTTATTTTTGAAGCTAAACAAAATCAAGAAGTAGAAACCAATAAGAAAAATGAATATTATTGTGTTGTCGGGAGTCAAGAATTCCTAGACGAATCAAATAATCCTCGTGTTAAAAATGAGGATGATTCCAGAGTTTTAGCAAAAAGAATTTATAGAGATGATGGAACCTCTAGACTATCTATTAAACTAAGCAATACAGGAAAGATACAGAATCCACTATCTATCTTTGGTATTGAAAAACAAACGACCTTTTTAGATAGAGTTTGTAGATCACAAAACAAATTTAAAGAAGTAAACATGAAGGTGTTTAATTTTTATTTGAGTTTCTTAAGAACAAAAAATGTAGCATGGTTACACAATGCAGAAAGAGAGATGGAATAATGGCTAAACTTACTAAAACAGAAATGTATGCTATTCGTTGGTTGGATCACGAAGGAGTCAACTCGGCAAAGATTGCAGAAGAATTATCTCTGCTAGAGAATGATGTTATAAAGACTATCGAAAAGAATAGCAGATCCAAGAAAGAGGATGAAGAAGATAAGATCAAGACTGGTAAATCTTCTACTGCTAGTAGATCACAAAATCTAATGATCAGGGAAACTTCTGCCAAAAAGACTAATAATGTTTCAATCATGACTGGTGCAGCTTCTATGATGAATGATGAGCTAATGAAGTCGGTTCAGGCCCACAATCCAAATACAGAGAAAAATATTTTTAGACCAAGATCAAATGACACTACTTCAAAAAAGAATAATGGAAAAAGAAAATAAGTATCTGTCGAAGTATTCTAATGGAAAAACCGTTTCTGCTGCTCAATATATTACAGAAATTATATGCGAGAATAAGGCCAAGAGAGATAAATTAGATTTACATTATAGATTTTGGGTTCATAAATCTTGGGAACTATATTATAGAAATCAAATAGCTTCGGCTCATAATCTTTTAAAAAAATATGAACCTAAAGCAATAATAAGTGCTCTCACAGATCCAAAAGCCTCAAAAATCTATTCTTTGCGAGCGCCACATCTTCCAGCTATCATAGAAGAAAAACAGGAACTATTAGCCCAAGAGAACAAGACACTATCGATTGATATTGATAGGTCAGAGAAAAATACGTTCAGAAAAGAAACCAAGAACAAAAACATTATTTCCAAACTTAAGGATTTAGATAATGGCTCTTAAAGAAGATGTAAAGAAAAACTTTGGCGACAATGTAATGTTAACAGCTAATGCTGTTATTGACAAATCTTTAATTACCATCCCTGTTAGTCCAGCACTAGATGTTGTACTTAATGGTGGTATTCCAGAAGGATCATTTGTTATTTTTACCGGTCAACCAAAATGTGGAAAGACAACGACCTCGTTAGACTTCTGCGCCACTGCCCAAAGACCAGAATATGCACACGGATCATTTAAGGATGGTAGAGAAGTATACTATCTGAATATAGAAGGACGATTAAAGAAACGAGACCTAGAAGGTATCCCAGGATTAAATTTAGAGAAGTTTAATATTATAGGATCTCAAGAAGGTAAGATTTTACACGCAGAAGAATATCTTCAAATCGGTGAAAGAATAATTAATGAGATTCCGGGATCAGTAGTTATTATCGATTCTTATTCTGCTCTTTGTACAGAAGCAGAAATCACCAGCGATATGAATAAAATGCAAAGAGCGGATGGTGCTAAACTATTAGCAAAGTTTTGCAGGAAGGTGGCTAATGTTATTCCTGTTAATAGAAATATAGTTATTGGTATTACTCACCAAATGGGCAATCCTGGCATGGGACATAGTGAGTGGAAGGAAAAGAGCGGTCAGGCTATTGCTTATCAAACAGATATTAAAATCAAGGCTAATTATTTTAGTCCTTGGAATCTAGGAACAGAAGGTCCACAAATTGGTCAAGAAGTTCACTGGCAAGTATTATGCTCTGCATTAGGTGCTCCCGGTGGCAAAATTACAAGCTATTTAAGATATGGTCAGGGTATTGATAAACAGATGGAATTGCTTAATCTTGCTGTGGATATGGGGCTTGTTAGCAAGGGTGGGGCTTGGTATACTCTAACGTCTGTGGAAGATAAACCCAAATTCCAAGGATTGGAGAAAACTAGACAATATTTACTTGATCACTCAGAAGTTTATAATGACTTATGGGACAAGGTTAAGGATACCATGGGAATCAAATGCAAGTAAAAGATTTAGATGGGAATTATACTAATTGGCAATTAATTGGTAATATAGCTCATGGATCAATGCAAAATAAATCTAGTCTTCATTTACAAGCTAGAGATTTGATCCATATTTGTTTTCCAACTTTGCAAGTATTAGAAGAAGTTTCTGTAAATGTCAGAAGATCAGAAATTTTATATCTAGATTTTTATTTGCCATTGGTTAAGAAATGTATAGAAGTTCATGGAGAACAACACTATAAATTTGTTCCATTTTATCATAATAATCCGTTAGGATTTGTAAGACATAAAAAAAGAGATAAGCATAAAAAAGATTGGTGCGAATTAAATGGAATAGAATATATCGAACTTCCTTTTAATGAAATTGACACATGGGAAAAGAGAATAAAAAATGAATACTAAAGAACAAGTAAGCGAATGGGATAAAATTTTAGATGAATATGAAAAAAGTATTGGTCTAGGTTATTATAAGCCAGACACTTTTTCAGAAGAAGAACTTAATAGTTATTTCCAAATGAGTAGAGATGAGTTGGAAAAAACAACACCAGAGGTTTGTGGAGAAATAGCATATCGCCTTGG